CGGATTTTTCCAAATCGTCTTTTATGGACCTTTCGTCTTTTGACTACCCCTGTGCTGCCGCTGGCAGCATAGTTGGCTCGACCGCAGATTTTGCGGCGCGCCACCCCTACCTCTTTGTGGGAGGGGTCGTGATCGTTAGCCCCTTGATTGAGGAAGCTATTAAGTCGTGTGCCCCCAAGGTGGGGGCGGCGATGATCACTTTTGAGGCCATGGCCAATTTCCAGAGTGGTGTGAACCCCTGGCCCTCGTTGGCTATGCACGTGCTCACGCTTAACCGTAGTGGTTACGTGGGCAATGTCCTCATCCACGCCGCCTACAATGCCGGCGTGCTCGCTGCTGCCGCGTTCGGCGGCAGGCTGCTCAGCGAGACTGTGCCCACCTTCACAGCCGCGCCTGGCCAGATGAACCGTTGGGTGCTGGCGGGCGGTGCGCTGCTCGTGGGCGCCGGGGTCGCTTGGGAGGGATGGCGACGCTTCCGCGCGAGCGGCTTGCGCCTCATCTGCGTCGCATTGGACTGGTTATCCTTGCGGCCCTCCGTCGACGAGGCCACGATTCGCATGGCGATTCGTGACGCTCCTCTCGTGGAGGTGCCCCGCCCCAAGAACCATTCGCACCCCGACGCGGCGCAAGAGCGCTCCGCTGCGCTCGCCACCATCGCCGCGATGGTGCGGGCGACCGGTTACGTGCCTTACATGGTGCAGCGCTCGTCCACCGACGTGTCGGCCAATCGTGCCGGCTCGCGCGAGTGGTATTGGGCCAAGGACGTTGCCGTGCCTCGCAGCACGTTTGACCCGGGCGTGCGCGACGCCCTGGTGCTCATTGACGTGGATTTCTACCTCGACATGCACGAGGTGCTGTGCTACACCTTCAGCAATCCGGTGTTCATCCACACGTTCCAGCCCACGGCGGTGGCGGGCGGCGGTGCTGACTACGCCTTCACCTTCCTCGCCAATGGGCGCACGCGCTACCGCGTGTCGGGCGGAGCGATCTATGAGCACACCGTGTGGAACTACAGCACCGATGTGCTTTGCGTTGAGGCGCGCGCTTGGGGCGTCTGGCGCATGTGCGTGTACCACGTTGAGCGCCGGCAGGTTGAGGACCACCACGCCTTGGTGGCGCTCGTGCCCATTGCCAAGTTTCGCCTGCCTTTGTTGCGCCCTTCGCTCTTTTTGGAGGCCAATCTCCTCCGCGTCCTCAACCCCGTCGTTGGGCAGGACTTGCGCATGGACATTATGCGGACCGGCGGCGAGCTCGTGCGTTCGACCGGTCGGGTCGGTTCCTATGCGGCGGCGGAGCTTTCGGCCCGCGAGGACGACGCGCTCCACATAACCGCCGAGATGAGCACGCAGAAGCTGACGCCCGGTCAGACGCTCACCCTGCTCAAGCGTGAGGATCGCCTCGAGGCGGCCGTGCTCGTGGGTTATCACCGCACGGGCGCTTTCGGCGCGGCCGAGTACGTGGCGCCCGTGGAGGGCAGCGTCGTCGAGTATCAGTTCAAGCCTTACAGTGCTGAATTTGATTTCGACGCGCCCACGGGTGCCGTGGCCTACTGCGCGCCGCTCGTCTTGGGCGAGTGCTTCGCGCCCCAGCGCAGTTTGGCCAACGACAAGGAATCGCATGAGGCCCGGCTGACGCGCGTGCAGCCGCGCGTCGACTTGGGCCGCGAGTTTTGCGGTTGGACTGAGGAGTGGATTCACTTGCGCCTGCGCGACGTGTCAAACGGCGATGAGGGCATCTTGGCGCCTGTCGACGTGGACGAGGTCTACGCTCGGCGTCAGCGGCCGTCCCAGCGTGACCATCTGGATCGCGCCGTCGCCGTGGCGGCCGTCGTGGGCACGGGACCGCTGGCCTCCTTCCAAAAGAATGAGACTTACCCCAAGCCCTCGCCCCCGCGCGACATCAAAACCGTGCCCGACCAGGACATCTATGTTTTTGCGTCCTACATGTATCCGTTGCATGATTACTTCATGGCGGCTGAGCACGTGCGGCGCACTTACGCGCCTGGCATGAGCCCCATCGAGATTGCGGAGCGCATAGGCGAGCTCGCCGCCAACGCGCCCGGGCTCATCACCGACGACGCCGACAAGTGGGACGGGCGCGTTAGCGTGGTCTTGCGCTACAAGCGCATGCGCATGTTCTTGGCGGCCTACCCCGTGTCGCATCACGCGCGCATTTTGGAGGCCTTTCGGCGCAGCCACCACATGCGCGGCATTACCACCTTTGGTATGACCTACGACACGCTCTGGGCGCAGCTGTCCGGCAAGGAGGACACGACGCCCATGAACACCGACGACCATGCGTTCTTGGATTACTGCCGCCTGCGCCGTCTCGGCAACACCCCCGAGCAGGCCTACGCCAATCTCGGCATCTATGGCGGCGACGACGGCATTCTCGTCGGTGACAGCCTTAAGGGGCTCGATGTATTCGCCGAGGCTGGTCACGTGCTCGAGGCACAGGTTTATAAGCGGGGCGACAGCGGCGTCAATTTTCTCAACCGCTACTTTGGCCCGGATGTGTGGCACGGCGACCTCAACAGCATCACCGACGTGCGGCGCGCGATCGCCAAATTCCATGTGTCGTGCAATATGCCGCCGGGCGTCACGCCCTTGCGCAAGCTGGCTGAGAAAGCCGGCAATTATGCTCTCACTGACCCGCACACCCCTATCTTGGGCTCCATGTGCCGCATGATTGTGCGTATGTTGCCGCCTAGCGGTAAATATCGTGAGTTGCGCACTTGGTACGGCCGCGAGGAGGCCAATGTGCAGTTCCCCAATGAGACGGCCGACTGGGCCGTTGACTTGGTGGACGCTTGGCTGCCGGGGTTCCGCCACGACTTGTTGCGCAAGTGGGTCGCCACCATTGCCGAGGTTTTGGTGGCCAACGGCGGCGCGCCCCACAATCCGGATCGGCCGCTGCCCGCGCTTGAGCGGCTTATGCTTAGCCCGCCTCTGTGCTGGCAGACTGACCCCGCACAGCCCAAGGAGGACGCCATTGTGGGCGGTGAACTCGTGGTCGGGTCTGCGCCTTACGCGGCCCCCTCGCAGCGGCCCAACAAACCGCTGCCTGAGGTGCCCGGTGAGCCCGATTTTGCGGATCTTGAGCCCGCCTCGCGCGGCCTTACCGCTAACACTTACGCCCCGCCGGACAAACCTTGCCGCTGGTGCGTCGAGATGAACAATAAACCCGACAACCACTGGCAAAAGGCCTGCCCCATGATGGCGGGCGCTAACATGTGCGGCGCTTGTGGCGACACGGGCCATAAATCCAGCGCCTGTCCTAAGCGCAAGTGTAACAAGTGTCATGAGAAAGGCGGCAAGCACGCCATTCAGTGCCCCAGGCGCCGCCAGTGAGGTGGCCATCCACGCGCGGCGCGCGTTATAACGTCCCGGTTTCTCCTGCCGAAATCAGTGAATCACAACGGTCACTCTTGCCGAAATCAAGATACGTGCGGCCCGGCCACCGCACTTGTGGACCCGGTCGACCGGGCGACCGGGCCCCGTGAAATCGAACACGTAAACATCGAAATCTGTCCAATCTTCTTTGTATGGCCACTCCCCAGCAAGCAGCAAGTATCACCGTTAATGTCACAGCCCAAAGTCCGGAGTGCGAAGACCAAGTCGACCAAATCGCCCCAGAAGAGCGCATCGAAATCTTCCGGCGGCGTGAAACCTGCCCGTACTTCCAAGCTGCGGGCAGCTCCAAAGCGGTCGCTCGACATTACCGCTGATTTCAGCGGCTATGGTGTCAAGGCCGGTGGCACCCTCAAGTATCGTAACGCGCAGAACAACAACAATTCGCCCACCTATGGTCCTGTCATCTGCAAGGAGGAGGTCGTGGGAGACGTGCTCTGTGGCTCCACCGGTCAGACCATCATCGCGCCCGTGCACACGTTCCAGCCTGGAATGGAGACCATGTTCAGCTGGGCGTCCGGCCAGTGCGCGGGTTACCAGCGTTACCGCGTGCGGCGCGCTGCCTACCGGTTTGCGCCCTACGTCGGCGTTTTCTCGGATCAGGGGAAGAACGGCAAGCTGATCTTGTATTTCTCGTACGACGTCAACTCGCCCTTGCCGCTTGACTCGGCCACCGCCGAAAACAGCAAGCCCTCCCTGGCCAAGATGATCACCGAGTGGAAGACGGAGAACATCCTCCACTTGGACCCGATGTACATGCAGGACACGCAGGCCCGCAGCAAGCTGGTCCGTACCGTCGATCCGCCAGACACTTACGCGCTGCGCGATTTCGATGCGGGCAAGCTCATCCTCGTGACCACCGATTTTACTACCAGCGGCAAGATCGGCACTCTTTATGTGCAGTATGAGATTGAGTTGCTCATCCCGCAGCCCGTGCCTGACCCCGCGGCTTTCCAGATTAGCCGCACCTTGGACTCCTTTTCCATCGGCTACACGGGGGCCCAGGCTACGGCCCAACTCACGGGTGTTACAGTGGGCAGCACCGCCGTCAAGTGGAATACCGACGCCTTCAGCGCCGGCAACGTGACCGTTGACACGGCCGGTGTCTTCAGCATTCAGGGGGGCTACTACTTGGTCATGATCACCATCCAGATTGGTGACCCTACCAATACGGGCAATGCCATTGGCAACGGGGCGTCTTACCTGACGTTCAACCCCGGCGGCGCCCAGTCCGAGATCTTCGGCCAGGGCGTCGTGGGTTCCAACGCGCGTGGCTACAAGTACTCGCACAGCAAGGCCGTCATGTCCACCAGCACGGGCAACACGTCGGTCTACCTTTCGCAGTACTCGTTGGCTAGCTTCGCCATTGCCGGCCCGCAGGGCTACTATGCCAACTTCACCTTCCTGTCTTGTTCGTGAAGCCCTGCCGACCCTTCCTTGGGGGTCGCTAAATATACCTCGGCGGCCTGGTCCGGCCCGCCGCCAGACCAAACTTCGGGGCCTGGTCCATGGCCCCCACCTTACGTTCCCAGCAGATAACGGGCTCAATGCCCCCACCAATATCGTA